TAAAAATGGACTTTCACCTATTCTATCAACATCAACTCCACTTTTAATAAATTGGACAAACATATTAGATCTGTCTCTTGCATTTTGAGCAACAATTCTAGGCTTGTCTACATTTTGAAATACTTGTTTTTTTACTTCTGCATTCTTTCTAGTTAGTTCAGATTGTTTGGCATAAAGACCTTGATTAAATCTTCCAAGTTGTCTTGCACCAAAAGCACCGAATATGTCTCCAATAAAACTCATTAATATATTTTCCCCAGTTGATAATAGTCAGATCCATCTGGACCATAACATTTTTTAGTTCCTTCAATTTCTAAACCTAGCCAGGTAGCAAACCTGACACCTAATTTAAAATCAGCCTTAACGGATGTTTGTAATCTTTTAATTTTATTTTTTTTACACATATCATCAGTTAATTGTTTCATTGTTTTGGCTGCTAAAAATCTCATTTCAAAAATGTTTTGTGATGCCATAACCCAGCCTTCAGCAACTCCATCCCACAATATAACTATGCCAATAGCAAATACTGGATCACCATCTACAAACATAGTGTAAGCATTGCCTTTTGTTGAATAGTTACAAATTCTGTTATCTTCAAAACTAGCGTCTATTTCCATTAGCTTAGAGTTCATGCCAAATGAAATAATTTTATCTGCGTGTTCTGGTTTAAAATCTTTTATCTCACTAGCCATCGTTAGTAACAATAGTTGGATATAATGCTAATACCGTTAATGGTAATGCTTGATCTTGCTTCACAAATATAAATCCATCAGTATTGTAATCGTCTGAAAATTCTACTTCTTTATCTCCAGCTATAAATGTTGATACTGGTAAATCCATCGGACTTGATGTTGTTCTAAATGGAACGGTCTCAAGGTTATCCAATGAAGGACCAACTTTAGCACCAACAGTTTCAAATAATCTTAAAACTATCTTTGAAATTCTTTTTATTTTTCCTTGAGCAGTTCCTTCAGTTTGACCAGCTCCACCTTCTATTCTCATAGTCTGTAATACGGAGTTATAAGGTAATCCAGCAACTACTTTTCTTGCTGATCTATCTAAAGTTATTGCACCTGAGCTGACAACTTTTTGAGCGTGTGTAGCTCCATCTGCCAATATCGATACTGTTTCTCCTTCTAAATGAGATAACCCAGATAATGAAGTAACAGCAACTCCAGAATAAGATAAATGACTATCTACAAATTTAAAATCTTCTGGTGCAGTTTCGTCAAAATCAAATTCTGAAAAACATTCAACATATCTTTTTACAGCACCATTAACCCATCTTTGAGTAATTATCCAAAGCTCATCTTCGTTTAGTTCTCCAGATATTGTTGCAACACTTTCTACTTTTGCATCTTGTAAAATATTATCTGTTTGCTCGGATGTATGAGCTGAAGTTAAAGAAACAACTTTTGTTAGTTTGCTATCTGTATAAAGTTTGAATTGATCATCATCAACTCTTGAAACATAGTATTCAACGTTCTCACTTAAACCACCGATAGCAGTTCCAACGTTATCATAAAAGATTATATCTCCAGTTTCAAATCCATGAGTGTCTGAGTAAATTACATTTGATGCAATATTAACACCTTGATAAATAAATTGTGTAGTATCTGAGCTTGGTCCAGTTAAACTAATTGCAGTTCCAGCAGCTGAGTTAGCAGCAGTTGTAGCAAGTTTAATTGTATTAGCATCAGTTCTAATTACAAAATAAAGTGTGCCGCTTGATATTCCAGTTATCGGATTAGAAGCAGCATAATAATAAATTGGATCGTTTGTTGCTAGTCCATGTGATGTCAATGTAATTGTATTATTAGTTCCATGAACAATCGTTTGATTAGCAGTAAAAGAAATTTGTTGTTGAATAATATTTTTAGTCGTATCAGATTTGCCACCTACAATGTGTCTGTGCCAGGCAACAACATTATCAGTTCTTTGATAAGTTAAACCTGATAAAACTCCATCGTCTCTAACACACCATAAAATACTATCTGGTGCTTGTTGATAAGCCATTTCGTTAATACCAGTATCTGTAACGGTTTCATTTAATATACAAAGGTCAGGTGCAACATATCCATCTGTATCGTAATTGTAGGCTAGTTCTCTAATTTTTCTTTTTGCTCTTTGTAAAAATAGTATTGCATTACCAGCTGGTTGAGCATCAACATTAGCAGCACCAAAAGAACTTTGTCTCCTAATCTGAATATTTGTTGGTGTAACCGCAGCATCTGTACCATCAGCACTTACAGAAAACTCTCCGCCAGTAGTACCTATCAATAAAGTTCTTACAGCTTTTAAATATCTAATTTTATTAACCTGGTTACTAGCAATGGTATAAACCATAGCGTCATCAGCATTTGTGCCAGTTGTCATATTTTCATAATCACCTGACTTAGAAAAATATAAAGTTTGTGGCTCATCGTTTGTTCCAGCAAAAACTAATCGTTGTTCAAAGAATGATACACATGAAGGATGTCCAGTCGTATCTGAAAAAGCTCCAAGCTTAAAAGTTGCTGTAGCATCGGTGTTAGCAAATGCTTTTGTAATAGTAACAACAACAACAGTCGTATTTGTTCTGCCAGTAATTTTAGCTAGACCAGAATTAAAAGATATTACTCTTCCAACATCTGTTGTTAGAAATCCAGCACCACCATTTATTCCAGTTACCGCAGAGGCAGTTATATTTACACCAGTTCCAGTAGCAGATGAAGCTGGAGTTAAAGTAGTTGTTGTAGAATTTTCAGATAAATAAGGTCCATCAGTAAAATCAACTTCAGCCAATGTCCAGGATGTATGTCCAGTTCTTGATAACTTCATCACTTCGTGATTAGGATGAGTTATATACATTACATCGGCACTTTGAGCGAACTTCAATTCGAATAGTTCAGCTGTTAAATAAGGAGAAGATATTTCGTAAGCTGATCCACTATCTAATATCTGTCCTTTGTCTTTAAAAAATCTAATATAAGTATTTCCAAATTCTAATACGTAAGTTTGTTCAGTTGAAAATTCAAAAGGTATTAATCTTGTTTTAGCAGAACTTGATTTAACTTCTGCAATAAATTGAGTACCAACTCTTCTTGCAGCTGCACCTTGTGGATGCACTAACATATTTTGTAAAGTTTTACAGCCTGAGCTATATTTATCAAAATCTATTCTACCATCCATCTTGGCAGAAAATTCTCCTGATACAAAACTATTTAATGCTGCTGTAGTTCTTGGCATTATAATCTCGCATCAGTAAATTCGTTTGCCTCGATTGTTCCTAAACTATTTTCAGTAGCATCAATGAACCTTGCTTCTCTTAATCTTTCATCAGCTCTAGCCATATAATTATTTGCAAGTGTTGCATTGTTAGTTATTGCATAAGCTAAATCTGCTGCTAGTTGATGTGAAATACTTTCTCTTAAATATGTATCGTAATTATTAGGATCAGTATCTAACGAAATATAAATTAAAAAAACAGTATCTATATCTGTTACAATATTTCTACCTTCTAATTTATAATCTAAATTCGTTGCGATACTATCTGTTGAACCATTGTTAATTTTTAATACTCTTAAACAATCACTCGGTAATGCGTAAGCATGGTCATATTCAACAACTGGAGCTGTAGAGTTTTGAGCAAGTTGAACTCTTTTATGTAAACAGTTCCAAGCATGAGATCTAAATACTCTATTTCTTACTGGTTCATATCTTTGGTTACATAAACGAGCGTTTTTAGTATCGTCTGTTAATGCTGATATTGTTGATGCACCCAGCAAATTTAACGCTGAATTACACATGTTTACTACTGATGCCATTATGTATCTTCTCCTACTTGTTTACATTCAAATTTTATTACTAATTTTTCTCTGTTAATTCTGTCTTTTTCAAAATCTTCTAATTCAGACAAATTCTTAAATGTATTGTGTGAAACTCGATAACCATCAAGAACACAATCAAAGTGATTATCAAACTGTAAGCCAGCTATTTGATTTGATGGACATTCGCCAGTAGACATACTGCACATATATAAAATTAAGATATACTTCACTTTAACATTTCCATCTTCTTCTTGCTTGTCTGATCCTTGAGTTTGGATTGTTTCTAGTTTTTGCTGAACTTCTTTTCAGTTGACCAGCTGATCTAGCACAATATGATTTTCTTCTTTTAGCAGCAGCTGATCCTCTTTTAACTTTACCAGTTACTGCGGTTTTTAATTTTGATCCTGGATTAGCTCTTCTATAAGCTTTAACTCCACGTCTAGTCATTCCAGCACCTTTTTTAGTAGGTCTGTAATTTCTTTTATTCCTTGAAATAGGCTTTGATTTTCTTGCCATAATCTTATCGCCTGGCGGAGTATTTCATCCGCCAAACAAAATGTATTAACTACTCAACTGTGTAC